CGCTGCCTCTAATACGGATGTTGCAGGATTGGGAGGGACTTTGGAATATGTAGCGCCGGTGGCTGGTGCACTGAAGTATTCTTACGAGGATGTGGCAATCGCAGCTGGACTGATGGCGAATGCAAATATAAAAGGCGAAAAAGCGGGAACCGCACTGAGAGCTACGCTGACGAACCTGGCAAAACCAACGAACCAGATGCAGGGGTACATGGATGCACTTTCACTGTCCCTGACAGACAGTAATGGAAAGATACTTTCATTGCGTGAACTGTTGGGAGATGCAAGGGAGGGGTTTTCTAAATTATCAGAAGCCCAGAAAGCAGAATATGCCGCCGGTATTGCCGGAAAGGAAGGGATGTCGGCTCTTCTGGCGATTGTTAATGCATCTCAGGAGGATTTTAACAAACTGGCAGAGGCAATCGACCACAGTACCGGAGCTGCCCAGGAAATGTCAAAGGTTCGCTTAGATAACCTGAAGGGAGACCTGACGATTCTTTCGAGTGCTGCTGAGGGGCTGGGAATTGAGGCGTATGGAGGATTTTCGGAGGAACTGCGGGAACTGACCCAGGGTGCTACCGAAGGAATTGAAGATCTGACGGTATACCTGAAGGAAAACATACCGACAATTCGTCGGGAGGTAAAGGCGTTTGGAGAGGATATCGCAGCAGGGCTGAGCCCTGTTATGGCCTTTGGAGAATGGAGTCTGGATCATCCGAACGTAATCAAGGGAACCTTAATGGGGATTACGGCGGCGCTTGGTACATTTAAAGGCGTACAGACCTATAAGAATGGAGTCGCACTCTTAGGAAAACTTTCGGGAATGATAAGTGCGTGGCCGGTTGCAGTGGCTGGACTTGCTATCGGTGGGATCGTGGGAATTGGAACGGCTATCCAGTCAGCCTACAAAGAAGCTGCAAAGGCGAACCTTGCGGAGCACTTTGGAGATATCAAGTTATCTATGGAAGAATTGGATGAGGTGGCGCGCCATGTGGTCAGTGGCGGCAGCAGTCTGTTTAATGAGATAGATGTCTTTGAAGAAACTTCCGATAAAGTGCAGGAATTTAAGGAGTCTCTAAACCAGAGTTTAAAGGAGATCAAGAAAACTGAATGGAAGTTTTCAATGGGGATTGAGCTTGATACCAATGATACTCAGTCTTATGTAAGCAGTGTTGAAAGCTTTGTGAAGGACGCCCAGGAATATATTACAAACAGCGGATATGAACTTAAGATGGCGGTCGATATCGTATTTGGAGAAGATGATCCGTATGGCTCTGGGATACTGGAGGACAGCGATACGTTTTACCAGTCTCTTTATCAGCGCCTGATCCCTTTGCAGGATAGCTTAAATGAAGTGCTGACAGATATCACGGAAAGCGGTTTTGATCTGCCAAAGCAACAGATAGTGGATGGCTATTTGAAAGAGATATCAGAAATTACCTCCCTGATAACTGAGGCAGAGAATACTGCGAAAATGCAGATGATAAAAAACCAATATGCCGGTGCAGATCTGCTGGATGCAGATACCTTCCAGAACTTGCAGCAGTCCATCCAGGAATATACGGATCAGGCCAACAGTGGCGTTGATGCGTCTTATCAGAAAATACTGACCAGTTTGAACGCGCAGCGTATAGCAGGAGAAAAAGGTATGGAAGGGGGGATTTCTCAGGAAGAGTTTGATACAAAGTCAAATGAGGCACTACAGGGGTACTATGAACAGAAGGCAGATATCATTCAGAATGGTTATCAGATCATGCGGGATTCCATAATGTCGCTTTACGGGGATGAAATCGGGCCGGCTTTGGATGCGGTCAACCAAAATATACAGGAAGAACTTCCGCAGACTCTGGAGGATAATCAGAACCCTGAATGGCTTAAGATGTCATTTGACAGGATGATAACGGAGGCTGCCAATGCAAACGGGATGAGCAGGGATTCACGGGATGCCGTTAAGTTGCTGATGGAGGGGATGCTCCCCACCCAGGAGGATTTTGAACAGTTACAGCAGCAGATGGAAGCCTCTGGGCTTTCGCCTGCTGCTGTAATCGAAGAATCGTTATATGATATGGCTTCTATGAAAGCTGTTACTGGGGATGAGCAAAGCATCTGGAAATTGATTGGGGATGCAATCGCAAACAATGAGGATTATGCACTGCTTACGGCCACAATACAACAACAGACAGGGATGGTGCCGGATGTTGTGATGAAAGCGATTGAGGAAAAAAATGGAGATGTCAGGGCAGCTGCTCAGGATGTATTAAATACAATCAAGGCGACTTTTGAGGAAGGGGTATCTGTAAGTGTACCCATTACGTTGGATACCATAACCCGATATCGGTCTGGAGCATATGGAAACAATCCAGAACCCATTGAGCATTATGCCTCTGGAGGGCTTATAGAAAGCCCTACGCTTTCATGGTTTGCGGAAAAAAGCCCTGAGATGGCAATCCCGATTGACGGATCCAAACGATCGCTGGGATTGTGGCGTCAGGCGGGGGAATTGCTCGGAGCTTACAATCAGAATAACTATGGACGCATGGCTGGGGAGTTAAATGCAGCGGGAGCAGCATCACAGTCCCAGACACAGGCTGTTTCTGCGGCTCCTGTATTTTCTCCTGTAATCCATGTGCAGGCTGGGGAGAATGTAAAAGATCAGGTGATGGAAGGACTCAACGTATCCTATGAGCAGTTTGTGGAATACATGGAACGGTTTAGGAGAGAGCAGTACCGGCAGGCGTTTTAGAGAGGGAAAGACCGCCAGGGAAAGGCGGTCTAAAAGGAAGATGATCAGCGCATTTGAATTTTAGAGAGGAGGGCTTCTTGAAGCACCTGGGAAAAGTTAAGCCCCATGGAAGTTGCGGCTTCGTTTAGCCATTCTGGAATGGTAAGAGTTTTTTTAACAGCTTTATTATTATACATTTTCCGGTATGCCATAGTATCGCAGGCAATAAAATTCACAAATTCATTTTCAGATACTTTGAGAGATGCAGGATCAGATGCTTTGGGGATTTCTCGCCCATCTTTTTCATACCCATAAAGAGTGAGGGCCAAGGCATCCTCGGCCATTTCGATTCCATCTTCCAGACTGTCTCCGCAGGTATAGCAACCCTCTAAGTCTGGGAAAATAATGGAATAGGCACCGTTTTCTTCGGGAGTAAAAACTGCTGGATAAGCATATTTGGACATAGTTGATTCCTCCTTGTTATTCTATAAAAAATATGACAGAAAGGCTGGGGCTATTTAAGCCCCGCATCCTTCAGTATGTTATTTACTGTTCCTGTGGGAACCTCTGCTTTGTGACGTGGTATTGTGAATTGTTTGCCTGTTATCTCACTATACCATACATCATGGCGACTTCCATGCCGTAGAATGTAGCATTGGTTCTTTTTTAATTTTTTGATCAACTCTTGGGTATTCATATTTCCTCCTCTCGTATATAATTATTATAACACGTATAAACACGTGTGTCAAGGGAAACACGTGTTTATACGTAAAATATTTTGCTACATAGACATAAAGGGTTAGATGAGAAAAATAGTCCAGTAAAAAGCTGGGCTTTTTTTGATGTTTAAAATGCTTTCGCAATTCTTAGAAAGGTGCTGATTCCGTATGAATGAAGTCTATCAGACGATCCAGGGGGATACCTGGGATATAATTGCAAAAAAAGTTTATGGAAATGAAAAATACCTGGACTATTTGATGGCAAATAATTTTCCGCTGCTGGACTACTTTGTGTTCCCGGCAGGGGTCGCAGTCAGCACGCCTGCACTTCCTGTATCAGTACAGGATGATTTGCCATCGTGGCGTAAGGGGGTACAGATGTGAGCAAAACACGCAGAAAATCGGTGAGTCTGGTTTACAATGGGACAGAGGCATACAGCGAATTGGCCCCATATCTGGAACAGATCACCTATACAGATTCGGTAGATGAATCTGACATGATATCGCTGGATCTGTTGGATCGGGATCTGAAATGGAGAAATGCATGGATCCCTAAAAATGGGGATGTGCTGATCCCGTCCCTTACCTTAGAGGACTGGAATTATGAAGGGGAAAAAATGACGATACAGTGCGGCTCTTTCATAGTGGATGATTTTGGTTTTTCCTCGCCTCCTGCAAGAGGGAGCATCAATGGAGTGTCCGCCCCGGTCGGTACAGGATTTAAAGGGACGGAAAATACAAAAACCTGGGAGGCTGCCACGGTGCAGCTGATAGCAGCTGAGATAGCCGGAAAGTATGGGCTTGAATTGGTTTATGAGGCGAAGGATATTTCAGTGGCAAAGACAGAGCAGGATAAAAAGGCAGATAGTGATTTTTTAAGATCGATCTGTGAAAAGTATGGTCTGGGCCTTAAGGTTTTTTATAACCGCCTGGTAATCTGGGATTACAGTGTGTATTCGGCCCGGACGCCTGTGATTACAATAACGCCGGATATGTGTTCTAAATGGTCTTACCGAAGTTCTATGCAGGGGACTTATACAGGGGCGCGGGTGAGCTACAGGAATCCAAAAACGAAGAAAACGGTGGATGTTATGATAGGAACAGAGGGACGGCTTTATAAAACGAACCAGAAAGCGGACAGTGAAGCGGATGCACGTTTGATAGGAGAGGCAGCTATCCGAAATGCGAACCGCAAAGAAAGCACGATGCAGTTGACATTGCCGCCTAAATTTTCTCTGATGGCTACATTAACGGCGCAGCTACAGGGCTTTGGACAGATGGACGGGAAATACTTTATTGAAAAGGTTACGCACCAGATCGGCCGGGCGTCCTATAATATGCAGGCATCACTTAGCAGAATACCGGACGGGGGTGCAGAGGGGGCCGCGGCACCGTCTGGAACGGGAACGGGAGGCACATACATAGTACAGAAGGGAGACAATCTGTGGGATTTATCCCGGAAGTTTTATGGAACGCCGTCGCGATGCAAAGATCTGTATAATGCCAATAAAGACAAAATCGAGGCAGAGGCTAAGAAACATGGAAAGACCAGTTCAAACCGTGGCTATTGGATCTGGCCGGGAATGTCGCTTAACATACCATCATAGCGGGAGGTGAAAGCAGTGCAGGATATTGCAAGAGTAGGCGTGGTATCATCTATAGAAGAGGATGGAGGAATCCGAATCTATTATCAGGATCGGGATCAGACAACTGCTCCCATGCAGCTGTTTGCAGGGCGGGGGGAGTATGCGCCGCCGAAAATAGGGGATCAGGTAGTGGTTTTGCATCTGTCAAATGATACCAGCAGCGGAGTGGTACTGGGAAGTTTTTGGAGCCAGGAGGACGCCTTGCCGAAGGAAACATTGTATCGGAAAGATTTGGGGGAAGGGGCATATGTGGAGTACAGGGAAGGCACAGTGATTGTTCATGGGCCGGAGATCCGTCTGGAAAATGCGAACGAAAGCATGAGCCTGTCGGAGTTGCTTGAACTCGAAAAACGTGTCAGACGATTGGAGGGCGTGGAGTGATTGGAGTATTGGGAAATGTCCTGTTTCGGGTATCGGACAGCCGAGTATTGACGATACGTAATATGAAACAGGAAATCAGCGCATCGTGGGAGACAATGGACAGGATTGGTTTGAAACCTTTGACGGAGTACAGTGGGCCGAACCTTCAGACGATATCATTTGAAATTACACTGGACGCTTCTTTGGGAGTGAAACCCAGAATGATGCTGCAGACGTTGGAACGGATGGCAGAGGGAAGTGAGGCATATGATCTGGTGCTGGGAAGGCGTCTGATAGGAAAGAATAAGTGGGTTATTACGAAATGTTCGGCAACCTATGATGTGATTCTGAGGGGTGGGGAGATATATAAGGCAACGGTCAGCCTGAATTTACAGGAGTATGTGTGAGGTGGGAGACATGAACCAAGAATATAAAATCAGTGTCGAAGGAACGGAGAATGAACAGGAATTGCTTCGCACGCTGACGACGCTTTTTTCTACACGTGCAGGAAGTCAGCCGGCAGATCGGGATTTTGGCATTTCGTGGGAGTGCCTGGATGAACTGCCGGAGGTGGCGGAAAGTCTGTTTGCGTTAGAGGCATATCGAAAAGTGGAGAAATATGAACCGAGGGTGGAAGTGAAAGACATTGAGTTTGAAAATGCTCAGGGGCTGCTGATCCCGCACATTTATTTTACTGGAAGAGAGGGACGCTGATGGAAGGAATCGAGAGGCTGAAAAATTATCCAGATGTGACTTTTATTGAAGCAGTCAGCTTTGAGGAATTAAAGGAACAGCTGATTAAGGATTATGAAAAACAATATAAGGAACTGACGGGAAATGCGGTCACGCTGGCCGCAGCGGATCCATACCGTTTGATTCTTTATGCCTGCGCCGTGGCGATTTACCAGGGATATCAGTATGAGGATAAGGCTGGTAAGATGGGGCTGCTAAAATACAGCACAGGAGAATTTCTTGATAATCTTGCGGCGCTTAAAGGTGTGGTTCGCAATGAAGCTGCACCTGCTAAGACCACTATGAGGTTTTTGCTGTCTGCAGAGCAAAGCCGGAAGGCGGTTATACCCAAAGGAACCCGCGTTAAAGGCCAGGAGTTGTATTTTGAGATCATGGAAACGGGAGAAATACCAGCGGGGGAGTTGACAGCAGATCTTCCGGCTGTATGTCAGACTGTGGGAACCGTAGGAAATGGATATGCCAAGGGTGATATCACAATGCTGGTGGATCCGCTGCCGTTTAATGCCAGCGTCTCCAATATAGATATCACTAGCGGAGGTGCGGACAGGGAGACGGACGATGAACTGGCGGAGCGTATTTATCTTGCACCTTCCAGCTATTCTACGGCCGGCCCGGAATCTGCTTATGAATATTGGGTCAAGACGTACAGTTCCTCTATTGGGGAATGTCGGGTGATCACAGAGTCGCCAGGAGAGGTAGATATCTATATCACTGTGGATGGGGAACTTCCATCAAAGACCTTTATAGAACAGCTGACAGCATATATAAAGGACGGAGGGCGGCGGCCGTTAACGGATCATGTAGTAATCAAAGCCCCGGAGGCAGTGGAGTACGAGATTGAATTTACGTACTATATCCGATCGGCAGATAAGGACATGATAGCTACAATTCAAAATGCAGTGCAGGCTGCTTGTAATAATTTTATATCCTGGCAGAAAAAAATTGGGCGGGATATCACCCCGGCTCAACTGATCTGCGAGATTATGCAGGCAGGCGTCCAGTCTGTGGAGGTTAAAAAGCCACTGTACACGGAGGTTTCTGATTCACAGATCGGTATAGTTTCTGCTCCGGTGATTACTTATGGAGGCTTACGGGATGGTTGATTTTTTGCATGGAGAGATAAAAGATATTTTGCCGTCTAACCTGCTTACGCCGGAATCACGTGCGGTCAGCTTTGCAGTAGGAGAGGCGATGAGGCGCCTGGGTCGCTTTTCTGCGGGAATCCATCTGTACGCCCAGATCAGTCAGGTACCGGAGGAAGCGCTGGATCTGATGGCAATAGAAATGAATACCCAGTATTATGAGCAGTCCATGCCACGTAAGATGAAAGAACGGCTGATCATGCAGAGTCTGGTTTGGCATATGCGGGCCGGGACGCCATCTGTTTTAAATGAGTTCCTTGCAACGGTTCTGGGAGGAGGGTACATTGAGGAATGGATGGAGTATGGGGGAGAACCATACCATTTCAGAGCCTATGCCAAAGTGGATGAGGATGTGGTGGTTCCCCTGGGGTATGCGACAGAGGTTAAACGGCAGTTAAACATATATAAAAATGTGAGATCCTGGCTGGAAGATTTTTTTCTGATTCTGCAAACGGTGGTAAGAGAATATATCAAGGCGGAAAGTCGTTTGGGATTGGTTTCGGAATTTTATGCAAGGAACAATAAGAAATATATATGGCTTGATGGCGCTTGGCAGCTTGATGGCACTTACTATTTGAGCGGATATCAGACAAAAGAAACAGAGTTTTATCCAGCCAGCCTGACGGCTTTGGGAGAAATAAAGATGCAGATAGGATCAAACAGTTATCTGAGAATCGAGAATGATTTATGGTATCTGGATGGCGCATATGCCCTGGATGGCGGGAAGATGCTGGACGCGAAGATTTATGATTTTGATTTATAAGGAGGTAGGAAATGCCGCAAGGAGTGATTACGGAAATTGGACGAAAGAAACTTTGTAAGGCACACGCTGGAGATATAAAGCTTCCTAAAATAACACAAATGGGATTTGGGAGCGGTGGAGTCAATGAACAGGGGGAAATTATTACACCCTCAGGGATGGAAACGGAATTAAAGAGCGAACTGCTCAAGAAGAATATTGATAAGCATACATATACAGACAGCAAGGAAACGACCTGCCGTTATACAGCAAGCTTGGGAAAGAGCGAACTGGTAAATCAAAATATTTCCGAGCAGGGGCTTTTTGACGAGGAGGGGGATTTGGTGGCATATAAGACATTTTTACCGAAAGGCAAAGATGATGATATGGTATTCATTTTTGATATGGATGAAGTTTTTTAGGAGGTGGTATAAAAGATGGCGAATTGTGTAATTGGAAATCCTCCGGTCTGGACCGATGAAATCCCTAAATGGGATAGAAATACAGTTGCAGATGGGAATGATATGGGTGATGTTATCGAACATCTGGTGAATAATGAGGCATATTTAAAGAGACGGGTGGATGGATTCTATCAGGTTACTTTGACGGCTGCTGGATGGACAGGAGATGCAGCTCCGTATGTTCAGACGGTATCAGTGGAAGGAATTATTGAAGGAGATAATCCTTCGTTAGTCTCTGCTCTAGCAGACGGAGCGGCGGCAGATACCCAGAAGGCATATAACAAGGCATTTGGTATTGTAGCTTCTGGAACAGGCCGGACCGGAGATGGAACAGTGACATTCAAAATCTACAAAAAGCCAGCTATAGATATTGTAGTTGGGCTTAAATTATAAGGAGGGGCTGAACATATGGGAAATATACTGATGACAGGTTCGGGCGGAGGCGGAGCTGGGAGCGATGACTGCACTGGAACAGCCGCAGAATTGTTGAAAGGTTACACAGGTATATTGAAAGGATCAGATGATGAACCAATTCAGGGTGCACTGGAACTGACAGGAAACGCCCAGGCAGGCCATGTGTTGAATGGGGAAACATTCTATAACAACGACGCTAAAAGTAAACAGACTGGCACATTAATTGTTAATAGTCTACTGTCTTTTAATGTTGCCGCCTATTCTGGAAGAAGGATCATAGCTAACTGGACAAATCCGAATCAGGCGGCTGGCAGACCATATAGTGGAGTCATCATTCGATATGACACAGAGGGGTATCCGGGTACAACTGGAGGAGTTCAGATTTATAAAGGAGCAGGAAATAACCATTCTGCCGGAGCTGTTTCGCAGGCATTCCTTGATTTGCCGAATCTGAATGCAAGGTATTTCTTATCGTGTACTCCTTACGTTACGACAAGTTTCGGAGAACTTTTAGGAAATCCAATAAATGCGGAAGTTACCACTGGCGGAGGAATATCCAGAACATTCACATATACACAGAATTTCACGATTCCTGATGGGTACACAAGAGCCGACATATTCTGTGTAGGCGGTGGCGGAAACGGCGGAAATGTAAAAAGAGATACCAGCTCTACCAATCCTTATGAGGGCGGTTCTGGTGGAGGAGGCGGATATACAACTACCGTCATAAATGTATCTGTGACACCCGGATCTACACATTTGGTTACTATTGGAGGACCATCGGGTGCCTCTTCGTTTGGGGCTTTATGTTCCGCTGCTGGTGGTCAAACTCCGGTCGCTCAGGGCACCACCGGTTTCGGAACAGGCGGAAATGGCGGTTCAGGAGGAGGAGCAATGTCAACGTGGAGCCATAGTGGTTCTCATTCCGATGGCGGAAACGGTGGTTCCGATGGCGGAAATGGTGGTAATAGCCGTTTGAGCACAGGAGGAACAGGGCAGGGACGTACCACTAGAGCATTTGGAAATTCCGGAGGAACATTGTACTCGGGAGGAGGCGGATGTGGAAGCGGAGGCGGCTCTTACACGAATGATGGAAGTCGAGAGTGGTATTTCTACAACGGAACTTCAGGAGGACCAGGAGGTGGCGGAAGTTATACCTCTCTGAATGGCGGAGCTAATACGGGTGGTGGCGGAAACGGTCAGAATCGTCCGCCAGAAAGGGTATATCGTCCCGATTGTGGCAGCCCAGGTATCGGAGGCTCTGGTATTGTAATAGCAAACTTTTATTAAAGGAGGACCCAAATGAAACGAGAATTTGCAAAAGCGTTTATCTTGGTTGATAACAGCGAGGATGGGACTGTACAGAATATTGCCATGTTTAATGACTATGAAGAGGCGAACAGAGCTGCGAGGGCTGCATATGGCGATGATGCATTTGCGGAAGAATACAAATGGCTTGTTCAGACAGGGGATAGATGTCATAAGGGGATTTTTTATACCGTTGATGGCGATGTGGAAGAGCCGGCTGAATATATTCCAACTGATTCTGAACAGATCTCTCAGCTGAGCAATGAAAATGCAGAACTTACGATTGCTTTGGCGGATCTGATAGGAGGTGTATCTGAATGATTGGAAATACCCAGAAAAACATAATTGTACGCGCTATGATCATGAGAAAAGAAGCGGGGGAGGATCCCGGAAAGATTTTAGGGGGATATAAGAATCTGACATCAGAGGAAAGGAAAGAGATATTGAAAATGTTAGAAAATAAAAATTAAGGAGCCAGATGATGGATGAATTATTGAAATCAGAGCTTGCCCGCATCCGTGATGAGGATCAGCGCCAAAACAGGCGCATTGAGTTGTTAGAGGGCATGACAAAGGTAATTCAGGAGCTTGTAATATCCATCCATGGTCTTGCAAAAGACATGGAGCAGATGCTGCAGGAACAGAGAGATCAGGGTAAACGCCTGGATAACCAGAGTAAGCGTCTGGATGCCTTGGAGAAGGAGCCGGGGAACACTTACAAAGACATTAAAAAAACAGCAATCACAGCGATAGTAAGCGCGTTTGCCGGATCACTGGCAACCGGGCTTATTTTCATATTATCGCAAAGTATTCTTTGAGAGGAGGTGAAAGATTATGCTTAAGAATTGTGTATTTCGTGCTGATGTGGATACCCGTCAGTGGATCCACGCGGCGGCCAGAAGAGCCGTCAAGACCATGGCGCAGACCTTTATTGCTACCATTGGCACAGCGGCAGCCATGGGCGAAGTGAATTGGCAGATGGTAGCCAGCGCTACTGTCCTGTCTGGTATCCTGTCGGTGGCAACGTCTATCGCAGGACTGCCGGAGCTGGACGCCAAGGCCTGAGAGGAGGTGATCCATCTATCTCCCAGTCCGGCCAGGGTTAGCGCCGGAGTAACTTTTATTACATCATATAATTATGGAGGAAAAAGATTATGGCAAACGTAACAGGTAAGAGAGCAGACAAGAGAACAGAAGAGCAGAGAAGAAACGACGCAGCGCAGAACGCAAGACCCAAGGGAACACAGGACACGGCCTATGTTACCACCGGCCCTGCAACCGGAAAGGAAGATGAGAGAGCGGTAGGTACAGAGAGTAAGTAGAGCTGTGCGACGTCGCAACGCAGACAGGCCCCAGGGGATTTCTGGGGCCTATATTTTGATTGCGGCATAACTGCAGCTGTGCTATAATGCCTATGTTGTCATACCCAATCCGGCAACGGAAAGGGGGTGTAAATGTTGACAGAATTTGTAATTTCCTTTTTATCTGCTGTTGCGGCTGGGGG